CGACGGTGCCACCGGGGCCTTCTTTTCCGGGCTCACCCTTGAGGTCAACGAACTTGCCCCAGTCGCCATCGGGCTTCTGGAATCGCAGTCGGGTGCCTTTCCACTGGTGGTCGGGCATCGGGCCGCGCCCGCCGGGGGCTCCGTCTTTTCCGTCGGCGCCGTCACGGCCAGGGCTACCGTCAGCGCCCCGCAGCCCGTCAATACCGTTGCGACCGTCCGTGCCGCGAACACCGTCTTTGCCATCTCGGCCTGCAGCGCCGCGCTCGCCCTGTGGCCCGACGGGGCCGGGCTGCTTGGACAGGTTGCGAAACCCGTCCTGCAGTTCGCGGACTCGCTTCGCAAGAGCGGCGAGAAGCGTTTCATTGATGCTCACCGGATGGCCCCAGCAGGTCGATTGCTCGCTCCAGCAGTGCGTTGCGCAGAGCGACTTCCGGGTCCGGTTCTGCCGCCGCTGGCGCAGCAGATGCGCGAGCCCGTGCGCGCAGCGCCTCGGTCTCGGCCTCCAGGCGGGCCAGTTGGGCGCGCTCCATGGCTGTCGGTGTTGGTGGCGCGCTGTATTCCTCGTTGTCGATACCGTCGGCGTCGCCCGCTGTTTCCTCCAGTGGATCGACGGCGGGCACGCCGTTGGTTGGCAGGCCCAGCAGTTCTTCGCGTTCCTGATCCACGGCGCGTTCTTCGTCCACCGTCTCAGGATCGTCGCCGCAAAGATTGAAGACGTTCGTGCTGCCTTGGCAAATGCAATGGCAGAAGCCGACCAGCACACGAACCCGACGAAGCAAGTTCAGAAAGAGTCCGACGCCAACCGTGCGAATCCCGGCGTCAGCACTGCTCGCATGTGGGATTTGCACAACCAGCGCACCAAAAAGGAAGGACGCTAAAAAATGGCTACCGCACTCTACAACACCCCCAAGCTGGTGGACTTCGTACTGTCCGAAGCCAAAGGCCAGCGCAGCCGCGAAAACATCGTGGTAACCCAAACAGGCACTGCCGTGAAATCTGGCACGCTGCTGTCGAAGGTTGACCAAGGTGCTGGCACGTTTGCTCTGGACGCAGGCGTTACGGGTAACCCAACCTCCAGCGCAATCGTTGTGACCGGCCCCGCAGTGGCAGGCGTGTACACGATCACGTTCACTGCTGCCACGAAGTTCAACGTGGAAGCACCTGACGGCTCGCGCATCGGCAACGGCACACTGGGTACGGCGTTCTCCGCAGGCGGTCTGGCGTTCACTCTGACTGCTGGTGGCACTGCCGCCGTGGCCGGTGACACCGCCAAGATCACCGTGGCCGCTGGCTCCGGCAAGTACGTGCCCTACGCAACGGACGGCTCCGCAGGCCCCGCCACCGCGATCCTGTACGAGCACCTGTACGCCAAGACCGGCGACAGCAAGGCCGTCGGCTTCGTGCGCGACACGGAAGTGAACCGCTTCAAGTTGACCAACCTGAACGCCGCCGCAGAAGCCTCGCTGGCTACCGTGGGCATCATCGTTCGCGGCGATAGCTCCGTGCTGTCCGTGGGCACACCGGCTCTCTGAGCCTCTTTCAATAGCTGACTCAGGAGAAAAAGCAACATGGCTAGCTTGGACATTTTCAACAACGATGCGTTCTCGGTTTCGCAACTGACCGACACGATCATCGACATCCCCCGCGTCCCCACGATGCTGGGCGATATGGGTCTGTTCACCGAGTCCGGTATCAGCACCCTGACGTTCATGATCGAGCGCAAGGGTTCTGAACTGAACTTGGTGCCCACCTCGCCCCGTGGCGGCGTCGGCCAAACCACCAAGGATCGCAACCGCAAGCTGATCCCTCTGGCGACCGTTCACTTGCAAGAGAACGACGCCATCATGGCCGACGTGGTGCAGGGCGTGCGCGCCTTCGGTTCCGAGACCGAAGTCGAGACGATCCAGTCCGTGGTGCGCGAGCGCCTGGACTTGCTGAAGCAGAACATCGACCTGACGCTGGAGTGGCACCGCCTCGGCGCGCTGAAGGGCAAGGTTCTGGATGCAGACGGTTCCAGCGTGATTCTGGACGTGTACGACGCCTTCGGCATGACCAAGACGCAACAGGCTTGGAACATTGAGACGGCCAACACGTCCATCGACCCCGTCGAACTGACCTACAACCTGAAGCGGGCCATCCGCAACAAGTTGGGTGGTCGTGGTTTCAGCGGCGTGATGGTGGTCTGCAACAACGACTTCCTGCGCAACCTGCTGAAGCACAACAAGATGAAGGAAGCCTACGCTCTGTGGCGCGATGGTGCCTTCAACCGCACCGACAGCATGGGTGCCGACTTCGTGTTCAACGACGTGACCTTCAAGGTCTACGACTACGACCTCGGCGGCAACCCCGTGATCGCCGCTGGCTACGCCTACGCATACCCAATGGGCGTGCCCGGCATGTTCCAGACCGTGTACTCGCCCGCCGACTACATGGAAACCGTGAACACCCGTGGCGTCCCCTACTACGCCAAGCAAGAGCGTATGCGTATGGACAAGGGCGTTGAACTGGAAGCCCAGTCCAACCCGCTGTGCTACAACAAGTTCCCCGAAGCGGTGATCGAGTTGTTCCACGGCTCCGCAATGCCGTAATGCTGTGATCCCAGCCTTCCGGCTAATGCACAAGAGCATCCTTTTCGCACTAGGAGAGGATGCTCTTTTTGCTGGTTCTACGGTCCCCGAGCGCGTCAACATCGAGCACGGGGTTCAGGTTGACGGCATGGGGGACGACCTCACCGTTACCCGCGACATCGCCACGGTAGAGGCGACCCACACCGCAGGCGAATACTTCAACCAGAACGGTAAGCGCTACCGCCTGGAGGCCCTTGTGCAAGACAACGGCGTCAACAAGCGGTTCATCGTCATGGAGATTTGAGATGGCACGCAACTACGCGCTGCAGTTCGACACAGCAAAACTGGCCGCCCTTGGTGAAGACCTCGGCGGCTTTGCTGCTTCGGACATCGGCAAGGCGCGAGTGACCGCCTTGAACGAAGTGGCCGAGCGCACTGACGACTTGGCCCGTGACCGGATCACCGCAGGCATCAACCTGACGGATGCGTACCTGCGGCGGCGCATGGTGCTCACCAAAGCCACGGAGGGCAACCCCGTGGCCGTCATCACAGCCAGCGGGGCCCGCGACGCGCTGACGGTGCTCGGTCGCTACGACGCCCGGCCCGTAATCGTCGCCAACAAGTCCGATGCCAAGCGCAAAGGCAACGCAGCCCTCGGCATCGCGCCGGGGTCGCGCCAGCTTGGTGTGACCGTGCAAGTGACCCGTGGCAAAACCAGCGAAGTAGAGCGTGGTTTCCTGATGCCACTGCGCCGAGGCGCCGAGGCCGGGGGCAACGGGTTCGGCGTGTTCGCACGCACCCGCAGCGGGAAGATCAAGCATCGCTATGGCCCATCCGTTTACCAACTTTTCGCCTACCAAGCGGGCCAGATTCTCGACGAGGTTTCTGAAGACCTTGAGAACACCATGCTGACAGCGGTGCAAGACCAACTGACGAAAGTAATCTCCGAATGAGCCGCCCTGAAGTAATCACCAAAGCGTCGGTCTTGGCCGCGCACATCGACAGCCTGATCGCAGACATCCAGATCGCCAACGGCTACGAGACCGACATCGGCCTGCGGCACTTCCGTGGGCGCCTGAAGATCGACGACGGCCAAGTGCCGTGCGCCGTGCTGATCGAAGGCGAAGACCGCCCCGGCGACCAGTCGGGCCGCGACGCGCTGAAGATCACCCAGGACTACGTGATCGGCGGGTACGTCAGGTGCGACCCAGACCACCCGAACGATGCGGCACACGCAGTCATCCGTGACATCAAGCGCGCCCTGTTCAAGAACGCACCCAACGGCATGCTCGGGCAGCAGAACTTCGACGGTCGGGTGCACCGCGTCCGCTACGTGGGTCGTGACATCGGCCCCCGCGCCGACGGCATGCCCATCGTGTACGCCATCGTCCACATCGAGGTGGACTACGCCGAGACCCTGGCGAATCCGTGACCGCGAAATTTGGCCGCAGAGCCCGATAGCGAAAAGCACAGACACTTCACATTGTTGCAATACGTCCGCGCCGTAGGTGTCGCGGCACCCTCACAGGAGAATTTTCAATGGCCGCACGCAGTTTCATGGGCGCTGGCGACATTTACATCAACCGCTTGGTTGACGGTGTCGCACAAGGTTGGATCGGCCCGATCTACGCCAACAGCTTTCAGCTTCAACCGAGCGTTAACACCGTTCAGTCCACCAGCAAGGGTCGCTACGACTACGGCCAAGTGCTGGAGTCCGTGAACATCGCCCAGCCGACGACCTTCACGATGGAACTGAAGGAACTGACCGGCGACATTCTGACCATGGCGTTCCTGGGTACGGACTCCGCACTCAACGAAGCCTCTGGCACGCTGAGTGACTTCGCTATCGTCGCCAAGAAGGGCAAGTGGGTTGCTGTCGGCAAGCGCAACCTGGACGAACTCATCACGGTGGAGAACGCTGGTGGCACGACCACCTACGTGGAAGGCACCGACTACAAGCTGAACCGCCCGCTCGGCTGGGTCATGGTTCTGCCCGGCAGCGCTATCGTCGAAGGTGCTACGTTGAACGTCTCCGGCGCGTACTCCGCTGCCACCGGCACGGTCATCAAGGGTTCGACCCGCACAGAAGTGCGCACGCAGATCAAGTTCGACGGCATCAACCAAGCCGACGGCACCCAGGTGACTGTTGACGTGTGGGAAGCCGTTCTGTCTGCAGACTCGGCACTGGACCTGCTCGGCGAAGATTTCAGCAATGTATCTCTGACCGGCAACCTGAAGACCCCTGTCGGCAAGGACGCCCCGTACGAAGTGACGCGCCAAGACCCCGTGGTCTAACGCACAGGCGTGGCGGGGCCACTCCCGCAGCCCGAACCCGCCTCGCTGACTTCGGCAAGGCGGGTTTTTCTTTTGGAAGCAGACAATGGCAACTGGTAGCAATCGTGACGTAAAGCTGACGCTCAGCATCGACACGCTTGGTGAGGATGGC